CTAACTTCGATGGCCGGTGTGATGGAGATCTTGTCCTCGAGCGTTGGCTTGAGATTCAATCAGGAAACTAATGAAGATAATTCTAGACCACCCCTACAAAAGTCCAGTGATGGTTAAAATGGTCACCACATCTGGTGGCAACAAAGAGGCCGGTAAGCGAGTAGAGATTGCCAACATGTTGACATCGTTGATCGGCCGCGGTGTGGGTGATGACCTTCTACCCAAGGACCTTATCGTGGGAATTGTTGGCGAAAATAAACGCGAGGTTTATTTCACAGTTCAACGTCATACACCCTACTCAATCACAGCCATAAGCTTAAAACTCCAGGACTTTCAGGACATGCCTATGCCTGAAGTCGGGGACCCAGTTGAGTGGGTGTGGCACTCAATCAAGATATTGAGGCCACCCACCACAGAGGCTTTTTTTGCATAAATCCAAAGCCCGAGTTGACTTCAAGTCAAGCCCACGGAGAAATCCGTGGGCTTTTTTGTTTACACCGGCCTTCAGGCCAAGTATACTCTTGCTTGTAAATGAAAAATACAAACTCACCCACTCGTATTCACTGGTCAACAATTGAGTCCAGCCTTGTCCGTCAGAAGGTACTTGAAATTGTCTCAAACCGTAAAATGCCGCGAAGTTCGTGGGCTGACATCTTTGAGGTCGCTCAGCGAGAGCTGCCCATAAATCGTCGCCGTGACAATATCAGCTTAACCCCCAATGTTTGGTTATCCAAGAATGGCGTTTATCGCTCTAACACAACTCAGCTTATTGCGGCAAGCGTACTGCGTGAACTTGGCTACGACATCCGTAAGAATGTGCGTGTCACCCACTACGCCCACTGCCTCATCCTGCTATTCCGTGATAAGCGCGAGGGTCTCTGTCGAGGAGGCCTAGACCAGGCCGAGAAGCCGCCTGAGGTGGCTGTTGAGACTAAAACCGAGGTCGCCGTGGCCGACGACGTCCAGCTCAACCTGGTCCTTGACAACAGTCCGACTGAACGCATTGCCTCAAAACTCTCTGATGCCCGTCAAAAGATGATCAGCCAGATTCTTGAGCATGAGAAGGACCTCGTCCTGTTTGTGGCTAAGGAACAGCTGAACCCCATGGAACAACGTCTGAAGGACATGAATGCTCGTATGACTGAACTGTCCAAGACTGTGGAGTATCTCGGCCAACAGATGGGCCTGATCACTGAGTTTATCACCAGCCACGGTTACAACCCCAAGAAGTAAGTGACCTACAAGCTTTTTGTTTATGGCACCCTTCGTCGGGGCTATCACAACCACGATCTGATGAGGAACGCCAAGCACATCTGCGATGGCCGCACCACAGATAGCATGCGGCTGATGGTTCATCGTGGGCATGGTGTCCCATTCACTTGGAAGGATGAGGGTGGCAAGCCACTGCGAGGTGAGTTTTACGAGATCGACGAGGAAGACATCATGCCGATCCATTCCATGGAGGTGTCTGCAGGTTATGAGGCCAAGTGGTTGTCGATTATCTTGGACAGTGGTGAGACGGCACGGGCCCTGGTCTACCTCTACCCTCCCACAGAAAACCAATTCTTCATGGATGTTCCGCAGTGTGATTACTCCATGTTTCGCATTCGTAGTTAGGCCATCCAATGATCATCTGGTTCACAGGACAACCAAAATCCGGAAAAACAACACTAGCTCGAATGCTTAGCACCGAGCTCAAGTGTCCTTGGATTGATGGCGACGTGGTGCGTAAGCTTGTGGGCAACAATGATTACTCAGAGTTGGGTCGCCGCGAGAACATAGATCTCATTCAGGAAATGGCAGTGATCTCCCACAGGCATAACAAGTACTGCGTGGTGTCGGCTGTGGCTCCATTTAGAGATCAGCGTGACAGGTTCAAGTGTGAGCATGACGTGCTCGAGGTCTACTTAAAAGGCATGCAGGTATCAGACCACCATGTCTCTTACTACGAGCCGCCTCTGGCCTGCTTCAAAGTTGACACTTATTTGTTTACACCTCAGGTCTGTCTGCTCAGTATCATGAAGAAACTAGCGCATGAAAACCACCCTAGCAACCCTGATGTTGGCGCTCACCCTTCAAGCCCAAGCGAAGGACTTCAAGTCCTTCGTCCAGGTACTCAACAAAGTTGAGGCCAACGGCCAGAAGAAAGGCGTGAAGCCAGGTGACTGTGGCCGGGCGATTGGTCCCTTGCAGATTCACTACAAGTACTGGCAAGATGCGCTGGAGGCTGATCCCAGCATCGGTGGCAAGTACTCAGACTGCAATAAGTGGAGCTACTCAGTGAGGGTTGTCAAGGCATACCTCAGCCGTCATGTGCCAGATGCTCTCCAGCGAATGGATTACAAAAAGATGGCCCGTGTGCATAATGGTGGACCCAGTGGACACCATGTAGTGGCCACAATCCAGTACTGGGAGGAATTTAAGAAAAACCTGTGAACCATAAAATGCAGCCAGCTACAACCAGTCGTGTGCCCCAAAAGAAAGCCAAGTTGGACCACCACCAGAAACCATTGAAGATCTCAACACCTGAGCTCAAAAAAGCCTGTCTTCTAACACCAGATTTGCTTAAAGAGGCCCCAAGCATCTTTGCCAGAGCCATTGCCAGGGGTGACATCTCCCCGCCATATAAGCACAAGTCTTGAACTGTGTATTTAAAGCCGGACAGGTAGACGAGCGATGTGGTAATACGGACTGGGAAAACCCGGTCAATTCATGGACACACATTGACGGCTGGAAAGACAGCTTAGTTCTGGACGAATAGTCACGTAAGGTACTGCTGAGTGCTTGCACTATGACGCTGTACTACGATAGAGGAACAGTTAACCTGAAGTTGGGGTCGTGACCAACCCGTCTTCTGTCCACCAATACATTCCTATGAATAACCAACTAGACTTTAACCTATCTTCCACCCTTGACTTCAACCAGATGCTTGATAAGTGCTGGGCTGCCGCTTTGGGCGTAACAGTCCGGGCAAAACTCTATCAGGCTTCCTCACCAAAAGATCTTAGCTTCATCCACTGCATCTTCAGGGGCAATGAGGAGTATGACACCATCATGGTGAATTGCACCCGTGGTGGAAAGACCCAGATCATCACCATTGATAGTCCATACATGGACGATTGTGTGATCCACCCACCAATCAAGATGACCCAGGTTGAATCTGAGCAGTATCTGAATGCTGCTGGCTATGACAAGTGGAGTGTGGTTCTCTTGCGTGAGCCACTCTACTCAGTCCAGTACCCGCCACTCTACATCTACACAGTGCCTAATGTGGGCTACATGGCTGTAGACAGCACCAACGGCAACGTGTTTCAACTCTTCTAACCGATCATTGTTAAGATGGGTCCACCTTAATAACGAGGTGGACCCATTCTCTTTATAAGGTGCTCTCCAGGTTCACTGTCTTAAGCTTCTTCACAATGAACTTTACAATTGCGCTTCTCTTGATGTCTTCTTCAGTAAATTGGAATGAGTGAATGCCATTAGCTGTGCTCTCCTCGTCAGAGAACACGTTCTGAAGTTTTACAAATCCTCCTGATTTGCCCTGTCCAAGGTCTGACTGGTCAGGATCTGCAAGGATAAAGCACTTTGAAAACTCACCGATGCGGGTGAGAGTCGTAACAATTTCCTTCGATGTGCAATTCTGAGCTTCATCCAGGATTACTACCGTACAACGCCAGCTCATTCCACGAACAAAAGATAGTGGGTATATTCTGATGCGTTCTTGCTCCCAAAGTATCTTAGTCTGGTGTTGTGGCAGCAGTTCATCCAGTTTGTCTGCGAATGGGAGGTTGTAGTACTTGAGCTTGTCATCCGCATCTCCAGGCAGGAACCCTATCTTGGAATCAGAACTTTCCACAGGTGATCTCACATAGATGATTTCAGCCACCTTCTTTTCGTCCAGCAGCAGAAGGGAGCAATACACGCTCAACAGTGTTTTTGATGACCCGGCCGGACCACTGATCAGCATAACTCGAGTGTTCTTGTCTGTGGCTATTTTTATGAACTCTTTTTGTTTTTCAGACCATTTAAGATCTCGCAAGGAGAGACCTTCTTTGATTTTTTCACGTTGGTGTACCCACCTAGAAGTGTCTTTTTTTGCCACGATTTAACTACTTGTGACGGATTTTCTAACTGAGGGAAAAACTTGAAATAAATGGTATCACTAACATCTTTGGTGTTGTACCTTGGGTGTGTTCCAGAACGGAATGTAGCTCAGCCTGGTAGAGCGCTTGGTTTGGGGCCAAGAAGTCGCAGGTTCAAATCCTGTCATTCCGACCATCTTCTCATCTTCTTAACTTAACAACATGCCAGTCACAACTGAAGGAAATACGCCTGTTGACCACCCGGTCCATTACAACCGCCACCCATCTGGTGTTGAGTGCATCGACGTTGTGGAACACATGGGCTTCAACCTGGGCAATGCGGTGAAGTACATTTGGCGGGCTGATCTCAAGAATGATGATGCCACGGAGGATCTCAAGAAAGCCGCCTGGTACATTAAGCGTGAACTCAAACGTCGTGGTGTACTTGAAGACACCCAGTCTTAAGGTATTCTTATGTCCCTGTAGCTCAGTTGGATAGAGCAAGAACCTTCTAAGTTCTTGGTCGCAAGTTCGAATCTTGCCAGGGACACCAATTTGCCAGTTTAGCTCAGTGGTAGAGCAACGGTTTTGTAAACCGTAGGTCGTCGGTTCGACCCCGACAACTGGCTCCATTTTTGCCTTCGTCTTGTGGCTTCCGATGTTGGCCACCACGAAACATCCATGCGAGTAGTTACAATGTATGGACAGTCAGGTACCACCACCCGTCTTAAAATATACGGATACTATTCCTCCAATTGCCTATTGGGAACAGCCACCTTATGGTGTTGTTCCGCCGGGAGGAGAATCTGGTTATAACCTTTCTAAGGATAGTGCCGAGGATTTCGACGTTAATTGGAAACCTGGTGGTAGTGGTGGCAGTGGTGCGGGAACCTCTGGCTTCAGTGGTACTAGTGGCTTCAGTGGCACCAGTGGCTTCAGTGGCACCAGTGGCACTGGCACCAGTGGCACCAGTGGTACTAGTGGCTTCAGTGGCGCTGGTACCTCGTTGGTTCTTGGCGCAGGAGTCGCCGACTCGCTCGCCGTCAACAACAACTCCCCGGGCGGATATTCACCTATCGACGGAACCGCGACGTTGACGAACAAGCGGGTCACTAGTCGTGCGCCCACTGTCACACAGTCTGCCACTCCGACCATCAACACAAATGTCACCGACGTTGCCCACATCACTGGGCTTGCGCAGGCGGTCACGTCCTTCACCACCAACTTGACGGGAACTCCAGTTGAGGGCGACATGCTGCGTATCGACATCACTGACGACGGAACTGCCCGTGCCATTACTTGGGGTGCGTCGTTCGAGAATGGGGCCGCGAACCTCCCGAGCACTACCCTGGTGAGTACACGCCTCGACATCACGCTTTACTGGAACACTGTTACGTCGAAGTGGCGCTGCATGTTCGCCGGGCCTTAAGTCCAACTAACTAACCCATGACTGGAGACATCACAGCAACAGTAAACGCCGACGGCTGGAGTGTGAATCTGGTTGTTGCCGGGTTCACTCGCGGGGCGGCATATTCCTTTGGATTCGATTCCACGGGTATGCCGTCCTCCACGACGCCCTACCTGTCCGTCACAACCACAGGCTACGACGCTTCGAAGAGTGTCACAACCCCGGTCCGCACAGCATATCTGACCAGCGTTGTGCGGTTCCCCTACGGAACGGTGTATCTCGCCGGAACTTATGGGGCCGGCACGTTCGCCGACGGAGAGACCATCACGCAGTCGGTCAGTGGCGCTACCGGAATCGTGGTCGGCTCACAAGCGTCAGGCACTCGATTGTATTTCCGCGCAGTCACCGGCACGTTCAACAACGTCAACGTCTGCACTGGTGGAACCAGCGGAGCGACGTTCACCAGCACGAGCACCATCACGACACCGACGCTCCCGACCAACGATGAGCTAGCCGATGTAACACCAAACCTAACCGTCCGTGTCGCCCTCTCTACACGGGTCCGCTCCACAGACACTGTGACCATCACGGCACCATCCGGGTTCATCGTCAACGCGGGTGGGTCCTCACAGAACAGCACGACCACGACTGCAGTAGCCGTGACCAACAGCAGCACGCAAACGCACCCTGCGGCGTTTGGTCAGTGGGCGCAGCGGCCATACGAGCGGTGGCAGAGCAACCCAACGCTGGCTGTGAGTGCGCGGCACATATATGGCGTTTCGGCGGTGGACATCATCCTGACAGACACCAACTCGAACACTGTCACCACCGCGGCCACTCTGCAGACGAGACTGCGTTCTGCAACCGGACTCTACGCCACCGAGTGGGCCGCGACCTGTGACCTGTCCACGCTGACGCAGGGCAGTGTAATCACAGCCCGCTATGTCATCTATCCGAACATCGGCGACAGCGCAGCAACGTTCGATAGCACGAACCAACCCACCAACGACAACAACCTTACGTTGGGGATTTGCAATTTCCCATACTGGAACGACAAGAACGCCAGCGCCGATGTTTACGCGGTGGTCAATTTCTCAACCGGTGTGGACGCATCTGGCGTTTCGTCCTCTACGCTGGCGACCGCCAATGCCTCGCCATACCTCACAATCGGAAAGGCACTCAGCGTCGGCACCGCGAACATCATCTACATCCGGTCCGGAACTGGTGGAGTTCTTGGAAGCACCGTTACGGCCCCTTCCTCGCTCGGTTACTGGAGGCAAATCAAGGTCTATCCCGGAGACGGAACAGTGACACTGCAAATCGCTGCGGTGAGCGTGTACAACACGCCCCATTTGAGCTACGAAGGCGTAACCATCCAGCTCAACGCAAACACATCGACGTGGTTCGATGGAGTCACTAGTGTGCGATACATCTCGTTCCTGAACTGCATGATGGACGCCAACGGGAAAACAAGTAACGGAGTCGTTTCCAGCTTTGGGTACAGGTCGGCCTGCGCCTACCTGTTTGGAAACACGTTCACTGACGGGAGCAAGTTCGGGTTGGCCAACAACCTTGTCATAAGGGTAGCGCATTGGTTTGATGGAAATCTAATACCGTGCGTTGCGGCAACTCATCCTGCAACTGTTTACCGCTTCGTTGGAAATAGCACCACCAATTTTGGGGTTCAGACAAGCAAGGAGGGTGCAACGACCGCCCCATTGAGCGACCCTCTTTTTATCGAATCGAACAAGTTGCTAGGAATCACCAGCGGCGCTACTGCCGGAATAAATGCTTACACACAACCCCACAACACGGTATATGGCATATCGTTTGTGAACAACGTCGTAGAAACTTCCTCGGGAACTCAAATAAGCGTGAAGATGTTCGGCGACGGCAACACCACAACAGCGCAGCAAATAGTCTTCTGGCACAACACGGTCACCGGTCAGCGGTTAAACCTTTGCTACAACGAAACCACAACGGTATCCTACCTCAAGAACAACGTCAGCTTTATGTTCAACGCGCTGGCTGGAGGTACCGCGGCCGGTGGCGTGAACATAAAGACCGACAACTTTGGCACACCCAACGGAAATAGGGTTGGCAACTGGGCGATTCTTTACGGTGTGGACTGCATGGCCAATGCCGAGGTCAATAGCATAGGGTTTAACCAAGCATATACGGGTTTTGGATGCACCGGAATCATGGATAACACCGGGCAAGCAAGTTCTTCCTTCGGAATTTGCAGGATGAGCTTCGCGGCGGACAACAGTGTTGTCGGTTCTGGAACTGGCCTCGGCGACTACCGACCACAAGCCGGCACCGCGTTACGCGGCCGTGTCCCGGCTAGTTACGAAATGCCCGGGTGGGACCTGCGCGGAAACCCGTACAGCCAGAATGGCAACGGAACCATAGGTGCTTATCAACTTGCTGGTGGAAGCAGCTTTGTTTAACGCAAACTGAGACAACAACCCGAGCCTGTGAACCTGGGTTCAATGCCGATGTTTCCCATGCGGCCCAAGAGTGGCCGTCAAATCACGACTAAGACGGACATCAAGGACACCATTTTTATGAAAATCGTACAGATAGGCTGCAATAACTGTGATGACCATGTCTTTGAGTTGGTTTCAAAGAACGCTGACTCCATTGAGACACTGATCGTTGTGGACCCTTTGGACAAATGTGTTGAGGTGGCCAAGCAGAAGTACGCCTTTCTGGCCGAGAGACTAATTGTAGTTCAGTGTGCAATCAGCCCCACTGTGGGCGTGGCTCCATTCTATCATCCGGTGGGTGATGACATGAGTGTGGTGGCCTCACTCTCCAAAGACCACATCTACGCTCACCACCACTCTGGCTTCACTCCAAAAGGACCCATCAATGAGACGTGGGTTCCTTGCCTGACAATCAACTCCTTTCTTGAGAGTTTTGTCTCTCTGCAAACTGGATTCCACCTCTATATTGACACTGAGGGCCAGGATGTAGACATCCTGCTTGGTCTGGACTTGTCTAGGTTCCGGGTGTCCAAAATTCAGTGGGAAAGCATGCACTCAGACGGACCTTTTAAGGTTGGCCCCAAAGCACAGGCTTTGCTACAAAAGTTGCACAAGCACGGCTATGCCTTTGATCTCTGTGACACCATGAACGTTGTGGCCATCCTGCCAGAATAATTGTTTACAAATCTTTAGGGTCCATGCAAGATGGGCCAGTGATCAAGCAAGCCATTCTCCCTGGCCTCTCAATGCCGATGTTTCCCATGCGGCCCAAGAGTGGCCGTCAAATCACGACTAAGACGGACATCAAGGACATCTTCACCCGTATGAAGAGTGGGTGGACTGTCCAGCTTAAGATCAACGGAGACCGTGCACAGGTGGGTGTCAATGAGAATGGCCTCCATGTGGCCAATCGCCATGGCGGGTGGTATGGCCTGTCTGTGGACACCGCAGAGTGGAAGTCCTTGCCACCTGGCACCCTGTTGGATGGTGAGATCTTCAAGAAGAAATTCTACCCCTTTGAAGTTGTGGCCTACGATGGACTAAGCATGGACCGCTCCACCCCAGCAGATCGTGAAGCCAAAGCCAGGTGGTTGTGTGAAAAACACGGAGTTAAGTGGCTATATGAACCCACGCAGGGTGTTCTATCAAAGATGAGGGAGAACATGCCAGTAATCGAGGGAGTGGTTCTCAAGATGGCAAACACTCCCTATTTGCCGCTGTCCACTGCCACACGTGAAAGTGATGCATGGATCAAGTGGAAGTGGCAGGGAGCCTAGTATTTATTCTATGCGAGCCAAAGATGTTATCGGTCAAGTCGTCAGTCAGACCACACAAGTAGAGCCTGACTCTGATGAGACCCAACTCACCTATGAGGATTGGGCAGAGCTTTCAAAAATCATCGATGAGACTCCACTAGTTACAATGCATGAATCTCAAATTGCATTGCGCTAAGGCGGTGTTAGATAGACTGGTGGAGTCTCGTGGTGTTACTGTTGTACCCAAGGAGTCGTTGTTGACCCAGCAGTTTGGTGTTGATTTCAAGGCATTGCCACCAGATGTCAAAGATGCCGTCCACGAGCGTTACCACCGCTGGCGCGAAAATCCACAGTCACTTAAGTTTGAGCACAAGTTTGGCAACAAGTTTGCTGTGGAGGTCACCCGTAAGATCCATGCCGTTTGTGAGATTAACGATGGAGTGGTTATATGGCACATGATCAAGTCATACGATGACTACGTAAATTTCCTAACCAGCCGCAGAGGCAAGAAGTTTAACAAGAAACCTTAACCTGTTCTTATAGCCATGAGGATTTTCGTGGCTGGACACAAGGGTCTTGTTGGATCCGCAATAGTTCGTGGCTTAAATCGAACTTGGGCCAATAGACAAAATCTACAGATCCTTACTTGTGATCGCCATGAAGTCGACTTGAGAGACCAGTCGAGTGTAATGGATTGGTTCAAGCAACACTCGCCCGATGTGGTCTATCTCACAGCCGCCACAGTGGGTGGCATTGTGGCCAACTCCACCCGTCCAGGTGACTTTATACTGGACAACCTTCAGATCCAAAACAATGTCATCCATGCCTCCTTGTTCTGTGACGTAAAGCGATTTGTCTTCTTTGGTTCCTCATGCATCTACCCAAAGATGGCCAAACAACCAATCAAGGAGTCAGAACTTCTGTCAGGACCGTTGGAACCCACCAACTCAGCCTATGCAGTGGCTAAGATTGCAGGTTACACCCTGTGTGAGGCCCTTAAAGTCCAGCATGGGTTCAACTATGTGGCACTCATGCCCACAAACCTCTATGGACCCAATGACAACTACTCTCCCATTGCGTCCCATGTCATTCCTGGGCTTATCGCCAAGTTGCATGCGGCCAAGACCAAGGGTGAACCCACTTACTCGTGTTGGGGCACAGGTTCGGCCCTTAGAGAGTTTCTTTACTCAGATGATTTAGCTGACGCAGCCATTTGCTTGGCTGACATGGGTGAAGTGAGTGGCCTTGTCAATGTGGGCTATGGTTCGGATGTTTCAATCAGAGAGCTGGTCCATAAGGTGGCCAAAGTTGTGGGTTACAAGGGTGACATAGTGTGGGACGCCTCTAAGCCAGATGGAACACCTCGAAAGATACTTGACTCCAGTCGTCTTAGAAATCTGGTCCCATGGACTCCTAAAGTGAGTCTGGACATCGGTTTGCCAATGGCCTATCAAGACTTTCTTGCTAAGTCAATGCGTACTTAGGCCATGAAGTTTGCTAAGCTGATTATTGAGGAGGAAGTTGCTGGTGACAATTCTATTATCACCGATCTTCGCAACCAGGGTTTTACTGTTGAACCTAATGATGAGGGTTCAGACCTCTATACTGTCCGTAAGAATGGCCAATCTGCCTTGTTGGACCTATCCACTGAAGATGGCATGACGTCGTCGTTGCAAACGATTCAGGCTGCATTTAGACCACAACCAAATCCTGTGGTGGGTCAAGAAGAGGACCCTGATTACGATAACGGCCAGGATTACCCCATAATGGGTCAAGGCACCGACCACAAGTTGGCCCAACGAGTGGCGGCCATGGGTGAGTCTGCAAGAACCAAGCTGCCTGTTCAAGCCACGTCTTCAGCCAGTGGTAAGACCTACCACCACGACGTCTATCTGGTTCAGCCTGATGTGGCAGTGGCTAAGATGCAGAAGATGGTAGGCAAGACTGCTCAACCCATAGTTCAGATTGATAAGACACCTGGCAGTTGGTACATGAATGACTTTATGAAAGGCAGTGGACCACTATCCATTGATTTTGGGTCTGGATGGACACTGGTTAATGCTGATGAGATTCGTGATGCTTTGGTGAGTCAACAGCGTTCGTCTGGCGAACAGTCCTTCTCTGAATCGAAAAAAGGACTCTGGCACAACATCCAACAGAAGAGAAAGCGGATGGGCAAGAACTACAAGCCTGCCAAGCCAGGTGAAAAGGGCCGCCCAGGGGCCAAAGCTTGGAAAAATGCTCAAGAATGATTCTTGATCCTGGCCAACTCAGCTCTGAGTTTTTGTAGGCTCTTTGTGATGTGAATTGTGGGTTGATTAAGGTCATCACACCGATCGAATTCCTTTTCAAGCTGCTCAATTTCGTCACGAAGTTTTGCAGCCCGCTCGTTCTTAGCATCTTTTACCACCAGTTGGTCTATAAGTAACTTGGCCTTCATCTCACTTTTGTTTTCTTGAATTTCGTTCATCAAGAAATCAAAAACTTGATCCATATTGTTTTTTGCTTCAGACACGTGATACGTGATCTGCCGCCCAATCGTGGCCATCTTTAATTATTGAGTCTAACTCATCGGGATTGATTCTTAACAACATTTCACACTGTCTTTGAATCTGTTGTAAGTTACCAAAAAACATGTAGTTTTCTTGGCCTTCATCACCTTCATTCAAAGCTTTGGCATTCATCTTAACCTACATACAGTAGTTAGGATGTATGTCAGACAACTTTGATGTCGAGGTGCCAGATATCCCCCTTCCAGAGGAGGAGAAAACCATAGAGATTGAGGACACTTTTAAGGGTGCCTTCAAATTTGCCGTTATTGGTGCTGGCCAGGGTGGTGGTCGCCTGGCCCAGACTTTTTGGAACATGGGGTACAAGCGTACTGCTGTCATCAACACTTCGGAACAAGATCTGGCCACCATTGACATGCCAGATGACAGAAAGCTTCTGATTGGCACTGGCGGTGCTGGCAAGAACCCAGCTGTGGCGGCCTCACTCATCAAAGACAAGAAGGAAGACGTCCTTGATTTCATGCGTCGATCCTTTGGACCAGGTTTTGACCGAGTGTTCTGTTGTGCATCAGCTGCTGGTGGAACTGGATCTGGTACCCTGTTGCACTTGATCGACGTGGCCATAGAGCTGCAACAATCCTTAAAGACCACAAGCCAAAAGGTGGGTGTGGTGTTGGCTTTGCCAAAGATCTCTGAGGGCCAGAAGCTTAATGCCAATGCGTACAACGTTCTTCGTGATGTCTTTGCATTGGTTGAGAAAGGCATTGTTTCACCTCTGATCCTTGTAGACAATGAGAAGATCTCCACCCTCTATCCAAAACTGGCTGTTGACCCATTCTGGGACACTGCCAATCGTAGTCTTATCTCGCTGTTCCACCTTTTCAATCTTACATCCATTCGTGAGAGCCGCTACACCTCGTTTGACCCATCCGATCTTAAGACGATTCTCGACTCAGGCCTTATCACCTTTGGTGCAACGCCTGTAGAGAATTGGAAAGATGCCACTGGCATTTCATTTGCCATTCGTAACTCATTGAAGAAAAATATCCTCAGTGGAGGTGTTTCCATTGAGACTGGCAACACTGCAGGTGCCATGATCATTGGCTCAGAGGAGGTACTAGGCCAGGTGCCACAGGTAAATCTTGACACTGCCTTTGAGCAACTGACTAGAATCCTTAAGCCTGGAAACACCGTTCATCGCGGGATTTATCGTGGCAACAAACCTGGCTTGGTGGTCTATACCATCATTGGTGGTTTGGGCCGACCCACTGACAAGTTGGCCGAACTTAGAAAATTTGGCAACGTGATTGACTCAGCTGAACCATGGCCTAAATGAAATCTATCGTCAATAAGATCCTACAAGAGGAGTTGGAAGCCACCATAAACGTGGAATCAAAAACAGTCACAGTCTATTTCCAGTAATCTGTTCTAAGTGTCATGAGCGTTGTAGGATTCCTCAAAAACATGACACTGTTTGCTCGAAAGGTTCCGGGCTACCACTCATTTTGGACTGAGCCCATGTCCAAGGTTGAGATGCAGGACTACGAATTGGTGTCCTTGATTGCTAGTGTCTTGTACTACAAGGCCCACTCAGGCCCAATGTACTTGGTCTCTGATCGAAGAGGCATTGACTACCTTAACTCTCTTCGACTCACGGC